ATTGGGGATTAACTGAGTAAGCACAGCATTGCTTGGAACAACTTTGTCCAAAATGATTGGTCCAAAACCTGTTGCAAGTACTCCGGTATTGGCAGCTGTGCCGTTGTCGTTGACTGAAACCACCTGCGCCCACAAATAAGATACAACTCCTTTTGTTCCGCCGGTGGTAACTAAACTATTTGCGTTATTGGTATCAAAGTAATACTGGACTCCGTTTATTACAGGACCCTGAAGCTTTATTAATGATCCGATTGTGAAATATTTCAAGTCTGTGGACACTGATGATCCAACAGGATATGGTTTTTTATCTATTGCGCTACCCACATAACCTGTGGTGCTATTTGCATCAGTAGTCACTGCATACCATGAAATATTCAAACTGGTGGTGAGATAGTTGATGTAATTTGCATAATAAAAATTTCGCAAATCAGGAGTTTTTAATATTTTAAATACTGTATTGTAAACGATACCTTCTATGTCTGTACGGGTAGCATATGAAAATGTAGTTACCAAACTGTAGGGTTCTTGGTATACAATACCGTCATCGGCAAACAGGTTGGTGCTGCTGTATTTGCCAGTTGGATCCACGAGGTCAAAGTATCGACTGATGCCGCTTGACGATCTATTGATTGCTTTTACTTTGGCCACAGCGTGTGACACTGTTAATGGACTAATGTTATAATCCTCTCCGGTAATCATACGATTTTGTGTGTAGTATGTTTGTGGAGCATTTTTTTTCACTGTGGCATTTGTTTCAGTTGCTGTGGCGTTCGACACACTGCTGGCCAAATCCAGTGTAAGAGTCAACACTTGTTTTTGACCACTTGCTGAAATATAAGGAATATCAATGGAGATATTTTTTATATCAGCTGAATTAATCGTGTATGTCAGACCATTGCTGGTTCTGTAATAGGCTCTGAATGTGCCAAGAGGTAAATTACCAAATGTGCCATCTGCAAACCCCAACGTGATTGCATCACCTGCTCTAGATATCACATTGTAAATGGTTTTGACATTGTTGCTTAGACTATTATAGATAATATTATTCCCAGTGAGTGCAGGCACCTGGGTCCATAATGTTTTTTCAAGAGCAGTTGTTTGATCCAATTGATACAACCACACATCACTATTATTAATCCCTTGTGTGTTAATATCAACTGTTTCATTACTGCTGGGTTGAGTGATTGTGAATGTGCCTTGATTCAGTGTGCCTTGTGTAAAATTAAAAAAGAATCCAGTACTGGGACTGCCAGCTCCAAAGCCGTCATCAGTGTATATGCAAGCAATACTTCTTGCAACCTTGGGCGGTTCCTCATAAATATATTGCCGACCACTGAACGTGGTGCTGGTAATTTCAAAATTCATCGAATAGCCAGCAACTTGCTTATTAAAATTATAGGTAGGAACATTTGTGTTGGCTCCGTTAAATCTATACTGTGCTGTGGGTATTCCATGTATGGCTGCAGAATCTGATGGATTCCCAAACTGTTGAGTTCTTGGAAATGCTGCGTTCAGAATTTTAATAAACTGATCATACCAGTTGGGATTGCTGGCATCATTCCAGGTGATGATTTGTCCTGACAAATTGATACCATTGCTGTCCAACACATTTTCGGATGTTTGTAATGTGTTGAATTTTAATAAGCCCCTGCCTGCTATATTTCTACTGGCGTTATAACCCAACATTCTAGCTAGGCGCAACACACTGTCTCTACGTGTAGCCAATTCTAAAAAATTCTCACGGGCGTTCAAGTCCACACGGAACGCAATACTTTGGCCCACAAAAGCCATGAGGTCAATCAGCGCAAGATATTCGCTGCTTTCAATGTAATCATTAAAATCTTCTGGGAAATTTGTGCGAAGATAGTCGATCATTGTTCTGCGAAGATTCTCAAAGTCGTAACTTTGGAAGTCTGCGTTCTTGAAAGATTGATATATTTTCTGCCAATCTTCAGATATTAACAGGTTGTTTTGTCTATCTGTTGAGCTCATAATATGTCCTAATAACTATATTTATTAGATTAAATTATGTGGGCAGTTTATTGTGTAAGCAAACCATTGGCTTGATCGAACTTTAATTGTAACATTTGACTGATGTTGTAAGGCAAATATTTCAGTGTGGCTTCAATTTGTATGCCAGTATCATAGGCCGTGACCACCACATTGCTGGCTTGTATGCGGGGATCGTAATTGAGTATCTGGTTTACGTTCTGTAAAATTATGTCTTTTACATCAGCTGTGAGCGGTTCAAACAGCATGTCCCATATGATAGTACCAAAATCGGGCTGCATCAAACGTTCACCCTGGCGAATATAAAAATGATTTAACAAGTCCTGCTTGATTAATTCAAAGTCATAAAGGGTGAAATTTTGAGTGGAAGTGTTGACTGAACTGAACCCTTTGTACATTCGAGGAGGAGCAATATCAACATTGGGCCTTGCTGGTATTATTAATTTTTTATATAGTTTCGAACTCATAATTATGCTCCTTTGACTTTGTTAAAAGTATCCGTTTTGGTGGTGTACACTTGAAATGCTGCGGGTGACGGAGCTGTGGGGTTTTCAGTTGCCTTGGTGTTGTCCGGGTTAAAATTGACTGGGTCTAGATTTTCGTGTCCTGCCCATGGTTCAGTTTGTGGAATTCTACCAGCTTTTGATGCAGTGCCCGCGGCAGTGGCTTTGCCTGAATTGAGATCAATGTTGCCACCGTCTATGGCTGTGCCGCCAGCAGTGACTTCAAAGTTGCCGCCTGCTGATATTTTACTGGCTGCGCCTGTTTTTAGATTAAATGCAGATCCGGCCTGTTGATTAACATTGGTGGCAGCATTGATGTTGACATTGGCTCCTGCTGTGAAATTGATGTCCCTGTCAGCAGTAAAATTGATATCTTGTTCAGTATGCACACTAATACTGTCTTTAGAATATACATCTATTTTGCCGTTACTGGTCAGTTCTATCCATGCTGTGCCACGACTGTTGGTGATGTAAATCAAATCTTCACTGTTGTGCAGCAATATTTGATGGCCTGTGCGTGTTCTGATACGTATCAGTTCATTGTGAGGAATCATAGGATCGCCGCTGGTATCACCCTGCTCAGCTGATGCATACAGTGGTGGGCCTTCGCTGGCTTTTGTTTTTCTTACAAATTTGTCATCACCGTCGTCCATGACAAACGTGCTGCCGCCCAGTCGGCTTACATACGCATTTGGTATTTTGGAATCTTCTTTGCCCAGGGCTCCTTTTTTTGCACCAGAAGTTTTGTCAACTGGACCTGGGGTTGAAATTCCAAACACCGAACTTGGAGTTTCTCGCCTAGCACTGCTGGTGGTCAATCCCCGTATGTCATCTTTTATTAACCCTTGAGATTCAATTGCCTGTGCAAGATATTTGTGCTTGGGTTTTTTGATTTTGGTAGGATCGCTGGGAGTGTTGTTGATTTCTTTGTTGTATTCGCCAACAGGAAAGCGGCCTCCGCCTTCCACCACATTTTCTGTGGCTGCAACACCTGGCACCATGAAATTCATGTTTTCATGCTGCACACAGCCTATCCAGTACCATTCCATGCCCTTGGGTCCGTCGGCTTGAATCACCATCACCATGGTGCCCACATCAGGTGGCACCATCCACATGCCATAGCTTTTTTGTGTTTGATTGTAATCGTTGGGAGCTTTGCCCACATGGTCAGGACTTTGTGCGCCATAAAATGGACTTAGATATTTGGCCTGTACTGTCTGCCCACTGCCGCCTGTGCCACCGGCTTTTCTTAATATTTGCACAGTTAATATTCCAGAATAAGTGGAGTCTTGGTGACTCATCACTTTGGCAATTTTGGGACCAGAGTCTGATTCTTTGCCTTTTGCAGAAACTTGATTTGTATCGCTCATTAGAGGGTACCGTCTGGATTATTACTTTCTTTGTCTGATACACGGGTAGCACTTAGCATATCCTCTGCAGATCCTTCTTCTGGGTTTCCAAAATTTGGCATTCTAAATCCTTTGATAACTTGGGTAAACACGCCACCTTTGAATGTGCTAGTGACAGTTTGTACATTGTATAATCCACTATAGGCCAACACAGGAGCAGATTTTCCTGCTCCAAAGTCATACAGTCCAGTTGCCTGGTTAAGGTCAATGGGTGTTCTAAAATTTACTGAGCAATGCACTTCTGCACTTTGAAAGTCCACGTCGCCATCGCTGGTTAGGTTTTCATTACTACTGGGTTTGGCAGTATAGTTGCCGGCGCCGCTCTGTGCAATCCAGTAAGGATCTCCCACAATTGTAAGATCCAGATTAAGTTGGTTGGCATCATTTGACAGCGCATCTTGAAACAGTTTGGCAACTCGCTGGCCCTGCCCTTCAACACCACCGCCCGATATTCCGTCAGTGCCTGCGATGCTTTTTGAATATTTCACAATGGTGGGCCATACTCCTAGTGTTTTAGAAGGAGGAGCACCATCAGCCAACGGTTTTATGTTCTTGTCATGGGATTCGGTACCCCCTGTGCTGTTTTCAGATACCTTGCCCGCTGTTCTTGTGAGCGAATCAGTGGCCATTGCCAATGTGAATCCAGTTTTTACTGCTATATCAAATTTTATAACATCCACATTTTTACCAGTGTAGATGTAATTGTATTCTTTTGTTGCTTTTTTGGCAAGTTCAGCCGTGCCCGGAGCTTTTTTGTTGGGTGGCATTGCTCTACTGATATGTGCTTTTGTGGGTATTACAGAATACACAATCAGTTTAGCTTTTTCCCCTGTGCCTTTTTCTGGCTTAGTTCCAATGTTATACACCTGAGTGGTGATTTTCCACCACCCTACGTACCCTTCAGCAGTTACCTTGCTGGGATCCAGATTGTTTTCAGAAAATGTGCTGTTCAAGATAACTTGACTGATTGCTGTGGGTATACTGGTATCCTGTGTGAACCTCATTTCACTCACCGCAGAATCAAAATTCAAGTTGGCTCTGATCCATGTACCGTCTTTGTAAATTAAATTGTCTTTGCCACCTGGCGGATCTGCTTTTCGTTTTTCATCAAATCCCATCTTGGATTGACCAATTTCATTGCAATCTCCCGGGCTTTGCACAAAAACTCCGGACTGCGCATCTTTTGACACATTTAAATCGCTGTAGACTGTCTCAGCATTGGCAACATCCTGCACTGGCTTGGTAGGAGGTTCTTGCAGTTCTGTATTGCTGGTATCTTCGCTGGGCTTGCTGCTTGAGGATTTATCAGATGGAAACACAATCAAATACTGATCTGCTATTTCCACTATGCCTTTGTCCACCATTTCTCTAGCTCTTGCATTTACCATCACTTCCAAACTGTCGCGGCCGCTTTGTAATAATTCCTGTACAGTTTTTCCTGAGACAGTGTGATCTGTTTTGATGTTGGCCACATCATCACTTAATGCAAATTGATTCCATGCCTGTGCTTGCAGTGTGTAAACTGCACCCAAGTGATTGACCTTCATGCTGACGTCGTTGATAGAAAATGCTATATCTTTGTGTGTTCCAGGTATCTTGGACATGGCTCCAGTTTCTTTATTTCCTCTAAAGTCTATGGTTAATAAAAACGGAGCACTCATCCAATTATCATGACCTTTTTCTTGTGCCAGTTGTTGTACTGCAATCATAAACAAGCCCATGCTGTATGGCTCTATGATGTCAAACTTAAAATTCATCACGTTGGTATTGTTGGTAATATTTTCTAATCCTATGCCTATTTGGCTTGTCATTTCCAAGTTGTCTATAAAGAAATCAAATTTACCATACGGAGTATTAACCCTATTTTCAGGATCAGTATTGGCTGTTTTTGCCAACAAAGCGACCTTTGCTCCTTTTTTGTAAGTTTTGTCAGGATGATTAACTTGAGCATCTGTAAGTATCCCAATGCCCAATACATAGGTATAACTTGCATAATCAAACAGTGGATTTGGTAGTGGTAATTTTTGTCCGCCCAGTGCTTGAAATAAATTTCCCACTGCGTTTACTGCTCCGGTGACGGCATTGCTCACTGCGGACAGTGAACTGGCAGGGCCAGCACTTATGGCATTGCTCACTGTGCTGACAGCCGATGACACAGTGGGCACATCGGGGATTCCGGGTATTCCATCAAAACTCATATTAGATTCCCAACAACATTTTTAAGCTGCTGAATTTACAAATGTATATCTGTTGTCCAGGAACAAAATCTAAAATAGGATCCTGAATGGAATCCAAATTTCGTTGCATAAACACCCACCACAACGTTGGTGTGCCGTACAAATCGTATGCCAGCAGGTCTGGCCTATATGTGTATTGTGGTTCAATAACATAGAGAAAGTCGTCCGGGTCAGCTGACACGGGTCTAATAGACAACACATCCAAGTAATTGTTTTTGATTGGTGTGGTGTACCATGGACTGGTAGTGGTGTATTTTGCTATCATAATTAAATATATCCAAAACCATTATTGAGATAACCGCCGGTGACAAATCTGTCAAGGCTGAATTTACGCACACTGTTTCTGCTGTACATGGGTTGCAGTGTCACACTGAATCTGCTCTTGACCGGCACATGTGCAACTCCGCCGCTGGTTGTGCCACCAATACCAAATGTGCCAGCCAATGATGCCACTTGGCCCACGCCGCCTGCAATTGCGCTGACCCCACCCAGTATGCTGCCTATTCCACTGTCGCCTCCAAACAGGCCACCAGCAGCACCTGCTAGGCCGCCAATACTGTCTGCAATTCCTTCTATGTTGCCAGCAGCACTGCCAACCACATTGCAACTGATATAATCTGTTTCACTACCCAGTGTTATTTTCATGTCTGTAATAACCACAGGCACATTTTTGAACACATAGTTACCATAAGCATTAAACATCACTACCGGAGGTGGATTTCCAGCCTTAGGGTCATTTCCGCTGAACATTTTGGTAAGACTTCTTAAATAGTGTACCATGGCAATCCAGTAAAGCCCTTCTGTAGCGTCCGACACGTACATTGGCGCATCAATAGTAATTGCTCCAGGGGTGCTGTTTGCAAAACTTTTCAATCCGTAGTTGCTTTGTATAATAGCAGTGGGCTGATACGTGGCAGTACTGGCTATTGTGATTGATGGAGTGTATGGGAATACCAACCCGCCAGCATCTTTCAATGGCTTCAACACAGGACTTGTTTTGAAACTAGACCAATTAGCTAAACTTAACCTAACACGCCAATCGCTGGCATTGGCATCACCACCAAATGTGGCAACTGCACTGACTATATCTCCCACTGCTTCTCCAGCTGCTGGCAAATTGATGGAACGTATGGCGCCAATGATGTTGCTGCCGCCTTCGCTGTTGTATCCAGTGGCTATGGCTCCTGCCAAGTTTTGTGCTGTGTTAACTGCACCGATGCCGGCACCAATTAAATTTGCTGAACCAGTTAATGAGTTGAGAAGCGCCATGATATATTCCTATTTTGGTAATGTATTTATTTGACTTTATTAACTGAGTAGTTTATAATTAACCATTAAAGGACCCTAAAGGATGACAGCCAAAGTAAATTACCTAAACAACAAGGATATGTTGTTAGAAATACACAGGTCAAAAACTTCGTATTGTGTATTTACACAGCCGGAGTATCATCAATATGATATTATTCTGCCCAGTGTGGACAAGATCAATATAAGAACTGTGGCAGAAGCCAAACGCAACCGCGCAAAACGTATAGGTGATTTAGATTACCAAACACGCAAAAAAGCCGGAGAAAAAATCAAACAAGCAGACTGTGAAGTGGACTATAAAAAAATAGCCAAAACAGATCTGGTGTTTAGGATCATGACATTCGATCATATCCCGCTCAACAGCACCCGCAAAAAAAATCCCAAAAGCGTTGCCGACCATAGAGACAAAGTCAATTTCCCGCCATTCCAGCATTGGAAGTTTGATGATGCTGATCAACTGATTTGTGTGGGCAAAAGTCATTGGACGGGTGATTTGGTCAAGGGCAAATTTGACAAAGATGCGGGCCAAATTACTAACACCTTGGCTCGTATGATGTTAAAATTGTGTGAGAGATACGCTACTCGCGGCAACGTGCGTGGCTACACATACAATGACGAAATGAAGGGACAGGCTATTTTGCAGCTGACACAGATAGGATTACAATTTGATGAATCAAAATCAGACAATCCGTTTGCGTACTTCACTGCGGCCGTGACCAATAGTTTTGTGCGTGTTATTAATATTGAAAAACGCAATCAAAATATACGTGATGATATTTTAGAAATCAATGGTATGAATCCCAGCTATTCAAGAACTGGTGCTGGAGAACATGCTGCGGCGCTGAAACGTCACAATGAGGACCATGAATGAACGAGAAACTTAAAGAACTATTAGCCCGACATGTTCCGGCACCTGCTGTTGCCGTAAGAAAAGATGATCAAGGAGAAATAACTGCTCGTGTGACTTATACAGTGAGTCAGGTAGAAATGGAAACCTTACTGTCAGCGGTGGTAGAAGAATGTGCTGACTTATACAAAAACGAAGATGGAAGACCATGGTTCGATAGATTCCAATACAAGGAAGTATTAAAAATATACTCAAAGCAGATCAAAGAACATTTCGGAGTTGAAGAATGAGTAACTTGTTTAAGAAGGTTGCGTGTATGACCGATATTCATTTTGGTCTTAAGAGCAATTCATCAGTACACAATCAGGACTGTGAAGACTTTGTGGATTGGTACATTGCCAAGGCCAAAGAGGAAGGTTGCGATGTTGGAATTTTCATGGGCGATTGGCATCACAATCGTAATAGTCTTAATATCACTACTATGGACTATAGTTTGCGGGCCTTGGAAAAGCTGGGTCAGGCGTTTGATCAATTTTACTTTTTCCCTGGCAATCATGATTTATATTACAAAGATAAACGAGATATTCACTCTGTAGAATTTGGCAAGTATATTCCCGGTGTCACTGTTATACATGAGCCCACCACTATCGGCGATGTGACCTTATGCCCTTGGCTAGTGGGAGATGAATGGCGGGGAGTAAGCAAAAAAGGTGGCAAATACATATTTGGTCACTTTGAATTACCCAACTTCTTCATGAATGCCATGATACAGATGCCGGACCATGGAGAGATTCAACTGGACAGTTTCAAGAATTATGAACTGGGGTTCAGCGGACACTTCCACAGACGTCAGCAACGTGCCAACATGATTTATATTGGCAATGCTTTCCCCCACAACTACAGCGATGCATGGGATGACGAGCGTGGCATGATGGTCATGGATTGGGATGGCAAGCCCGAATATCATGCATGGCCTGGGCAACCCACATTTAGAACTGTTACTCTAAGTCGTCTTATTGATGAAGCGGACAGTATAATCTTGCCCAAGCAGCATTTGCGTGTGGCCTTGGACATTGATATTACCTACGAAGAAGCAAGTTTTATCAAAGAAAAGTTCATGTCGGATTACAAGATTCGTGAACTCACACTGATTGCAGAAAAGAAAGAACAGGAAATCAATGCCAATATTGATATTCAAGCGTTTGAAAGTGTGGATCAAATTGTTAGTAATCAAATTGTGAATATCGATTCAGACACATACGACAAAAATACACTACTGGCCATTTACAACAGCTTATGATAAAATTGAAAGATTTAACCGTGAAAAATTTCATGAGTGTGGGCAACCAAACTCAAGCTGTGAATTTTGCACAAGAAAACCTGACACTTGTACTGGGTGAAAACTTGGATCAAGGCGGGGACGACAATGGCAGTCGCAACGGTACTGGCAAAACCACCATTGTGAATGCGCTGAGTTATTCATTGTTTGGCAATGCACTTACCAACATCAAAAAAGATAATCTCATTAACAAGATCAACAACAAAAACATGTTGGTCACATTGACATTTGAAAAAGACGGAGTCGATTACCGAGTGGAGCGGGGACGAAAACCCAACATATTGAAATTTTATGTGAACGACATCGAGCAGGCAGATAACGAAACTGACGATGCACAGGGAGACATGCGTGAAACCCAAAAAGATTTGGATGACTTGCTGGGCATGAGCCACGACATGTTCAAACACATTGTAGCACTGAACACATATACTGAACCTTTCCTAAGCATGCGGGCCAATGACCAGCGAGTTATTATTGAGCAACTTCTGGGTATCACGCTGTTGAGTGAAAAAGCAGAAACACTCAAAGAACTGGTTAGACAAACCAAGGACAATATCCTACAAGAAAGTGCCAACATCGAAGCGATCAAACGCAGCAACGAAGGCATACAAAAAAGCATCGACAATTTGATAACAAGACAGAATGCTTGGAACAACCAACACAACAGTGAGTTGGAAAAAATTGGTCGTGCGATTGTGGAGTTGGAAAGTGTGAACATTGATGCTGAGCTCGCCAAGCACACTGACCTCAAGCAGTTTACTGAAAAAACAGCCAAGCTGAAAAGCCTAGAAAAGGAAAGGGCCACGTTAAATAGCGCGATAGCGCAAGCGGAGCGAAGCGTCACCAAGTACGACGGCGAGCTTGCCAAACTGGCAAACAAGACTTGCCATGCTTGCGAACAACAACTGCATGACCACAAGCATGAAAGCATGACCACTGAAGCACAGTCCCACTTGGCTGAGGCACAGAAATATTTTGACAAGGTGGGCAAAGATCTCAAAAAAATCAACAAAGAGATCGATACTGTGGGAGATATGAACGGTCGTCCCAAAACTTATTACGAAACAGTGGAACAAGCACTGAAGCATCAGAACAATCTCAAGACTTTGGAAACACAACTACAAGTCAAGGCCGGTGAATCAGATCCGTATCAAGAGCAGATTGATGAACTCACAGACACTGCCATGCAAGAAATCACATGGGATCCAGTCAATGTGTTGACTGCTCTGAAAGAGCATCAAGAGTTCCTGCTCAAGTTGCTGACCAGCAAGGACAGTTTTATTCGTAAAAAGATCATTGATCAAAACTTGGCATACTTGAACAACCGCTTGACCTATTACTTGGACAAGATGGGCTTGCCCCACACTGTGCTGTTTCAAAATGACCTAACTGTGGAAATCACTCAGTTGGGACAGGATCTGGACTTTGACAACTTGAGTCGTGGAGAGCGCAATAGACTAATACTCAGTTTGAGCTGGAGTTTTAGAGATGTGTGGGAAAGTCTGTATCAAAACATCAACTTGTTGTTTGTGGATGAACTGATCGACAACGGTCTTGATGCAGCTGGAGTAGAAGGCGCACTGGGCGTATTGAAGAAGATGGGTCGTGAACGCAAGAAGAACATTTTCTTAATCAGTCACAGGGATGAATTGATTGGAAGAGTCAACAATGTACTGAAGGTTGTTAAAGAAAATGGCTACACATCCTATGCCAATGATTTAGAAGTCAATGAGTAAGCACGTTGACCCAAGTTCATATCAAAATGAAGAAAGCCATGAACAACTCATGGCAGCTTTTCGTGAATATTTCCGTGCAAATCAGGACTGGCAAAGCAAAGGCACACGCATAGCAGGCGAGAACATGCGCTACTGGTTGGCGCAGATTCGTATCATAGCAAAAGAACGTAGAGGTCATGTGCAGCAGTATCGTGTATGGCTGGATCAAGACAAGGCAAAACGCAAGGCAAATCAAAAGGCAGGTGGTACTGAGACAGAATAAACTACATAGTTAATGTCCTGGTATTATCAAAATCAAATCGTAGAAGTACTCCCTGAAGATTGTGTAGGGTTTGTGTATCTCATAACAAACACAGTGTCGGGGCGCATGTACATAGGCAAAAAACTAGCTAAATTCGCCAAAACAACTTATCGGGTAATCAAGTTGAAGAATGGCACAAAGAAAAAGAAAAAAATCCGCAGTAAAATTGACAGCGATTGGCAGACCTATTATGGGTCCAGCGATGAGTTAGGCAAGGATATTGCGCAGTTAGGTCAAGAAAACTTTCGCAGGGAAATACTGTTTTACTGTAAATCCAAGGCAGAAACGTCATACATAGAGGCTCGTGAACAGTTTAGTCGCAGGGTATTGGAATCAAAAGACTATTATAACGGACAGATAAGCGTTCGTGTACACGGCTCACACATACACAAATCATAATTACTTAGGCCCGTAAATCACCAAATAAGCCCGCACTGGCGTTGATATAGTGCCCTGAATCCGTTCTGATGTGTGACGGCAAGGTAGTTCTGCTTGGTGACAGAGATGTTGATTAGTATCCTTTACAGGACCTTGATGGAACGTGCCTACATAATCCGTTTAGTCAACAGCAAAAGTTTTTCCAGGCTAAAAGAGGGGTAGTGGCCCCACGTTTGTATGCATGTTAGCGTATGCGTACAAGCCGCCGTCATACAAAGACAGCATGATTAGGTACAGGATGACCGCCTAACATAGCAGAAATGCTTGTAATGCTAACGCTAAGTGATATTGTTCGACTCAGATAATGTCCAAAAGTTACTTTGCCCGCCAGGGCAAAGTGTGACTGAACGATCTAGATAATATCATCACTGCTTCGCAGCTTGTTGACAATTACTTCTTGATAACAGTTCGAGCGCAAGCGAAGAACAGAAGAACGCAAGTTCTTCTTTTAACACTGGATAAATACCACATACTGAGAGCAAAGACAAATATGAAAGTTTTAGACATCATTACTGATAAAAAGCACCTAGATGAAAATCTAGGTGCAGATATTATTGGAGCTGCGGGCAGTGGTTTATCACGCTTATTTGGTAAGCGTGGTGCAACTGCTTTTGAGGAAATGCTGATTAAGAAATATGGAGAAGCTATA